TTCTTACTAAGACTAACACAAGCAGAGCGCATAGCTATAAGAATGTTAGCAACTCAGCAAACAGAGCAAGGCTTTGTTGCGCTAGACTTTATGAAGCTACTAGAAACGCAAACCGCAATCAACCTACAACAGCCACAGGTTCGAGAAGGCATAGAGTTTCTTGAGCAACTAACTTTGCTAGGTGAAGGTCGTGCTAGTGTGATACTAGATACACCGATTACTGACGAAGAAAGATATTAAACAATGAATTATGGGGAAGGTAATTACAATGAAGGCGTATATAGCCCACTCCCAACAGCTAGGGGTGAATTTGATTTACTTGCTTTAAACTTTGCAGCTAATCAATCCGCTACACTTCCACAGCCGAGTAGTATTGCTGCGTTTGAATTACCATTTTTAAATATTGCAGGCATTCAATCCGCATCATTGCCGCAACCTATTTCAACAGTCACTTTAAGTTTTGCACCTTTACAATTTAGTGGATCACAATCTGCTTCATTGCCACAGCCAATAATTAACGCTACATTTGAATTAAATAGTTTTATCATTAGCGGCGAAGTAAGCGCAACACAATCAATTGATGATGTTTTAATATCAGGCGCTTGGTCCTTACCTGTATTACAATTATCAGGAAGTCAATCGGCATCACTACCACAACCAATTAGCACAGGGCAGTTTGCACTGTCTGAATTAAATATAAGCGGTTTTATTCAAGCTGCATTACCTCAACCGTTAAGCTTTGGAGCATTTGAATTACCAAGCATTGAAGTAGTAGGAACGGTTGCAATAAGCGGTGTTGTCATAAACGTAGAAAATAGTGGTATAATATATATACAGGTGGGCACTAGCTCAATTACATTAGACCCGGGCAATAGCTCGATTTACTTACATTAAGGAATTAACATGGCTAACGCTAACGCAGCAGCGACACTAAAACGAGCGCAAGACTTTAGCACAGACTTTGCGTCAAGTGCCTTAACTATATTGGCAGGCGCTACAGTCGTAGCAACTCATACTGTAGATTCATTCTCATCTACTAATAGTGGCTCAGACGCACTCGCAACAGCGGCGGCAATAGCTAACGCGACAATTACAGGCACAGGAAATCAAACAGCAACAAGTGCAAGTCTTACAAAAGGCAGTAAAGTTTACACGCTTACTCTTGGTGTTGAAGGTTCTGGCTCTGACATTATAGTGTCAACTACTACATTCATTGAAGGTGAAACATCAAGTGTTGAAGGTTTAGTTGTGACTGTAAGAGCTAGCTAATGGATATAATCGAGCGAAGATTGCAAGTAGGCAAGGCCGACTCATTCAAAGCGAATATATCACGTTGGCTTAGCAATCAAGAAATTGAAAGCAGCCAAGTTGTTCCTGACTCACTATTGACTGTAAGTGCTATTGCTAATGATGAATCAGGTGTTAAATTTATTGCTACTGGCGTGATTGTTGGTCTTTCTACTGTAAAGATAACAGTTAGCACAGCCACTAGACAGCGCTGTTTTGAGTTAGGCATTAAAGTGGTAGAGGGGTGCTAATATGGCGTTAAATAAAGGCTATTTGGGATTTGTGACAACTTACAACGGTGATACATTAACCGAAGCTGTTCAATATGTAAGCGGTGGTTACTCTGAACTTGATCAGGAAGTGCCAACTACTGCCGGACTAGCAAGACACCTTAAATGTTGCCGAATGACTCTTAACGCATGGCGAAAGGCTCACCCAGCGTTTAATGACATAATGGAAGAGATGAGCGCAGAGCAGGAGGTTAAATTAATTAACGGCGGGCTAAGTAGCAAATACAATTATGCTATTACAAAGCTTATGCTAGCGCGTCATGGGTATCACGATAAAGTTGATAGCGACATAACAAGCGGCGGCGAGGCTATAACCAAAATACAAATAGTGGCATTAGATGACAGTAGCGCAGATAAAACTACCACCTAAGCTGATACCAGTATTTGCCAAGCCCAGAGGCGCGTTAAGATTTCGCGGGGCATACGGTGGACGAGGTAGCGGTAAAAGTTATTCGTTTGCATTGATGGCTGCGGTGTGGGGATATTGTGAGCCTATGCGGATACTATGCACAAGAGAGCTACAGGTAAGCATAAAAGAATCAATGTTTGCCGAGCTTGCCAATGCTATTAAATCATTACCCTGGTTAAATGCACATTATGAAGTTGGTGAAAGTTTTATACGTGGCAAGAATGGCACTGAGTTTGTCTTTAAAGGATTGCGCCACAATATCTCAAGCATTAAATCGATGGCTCAGATTGACTTATGTATTATCGAAGAAGCCGAAGATATGCCAGCGCATAGTTGGATAGATTTAGAGCCAACGGTAAGAGCGCCTAAAAGCGAGATATGGATTATATACAATCCCAAGGTTGAAAACAGTACAGCCGACAAGATATGCCGTAAACAGGTTGCACCGCGCTCTCACTTTGTTCAGATGAATCATTATGACAACCCTATGTTGCCCGAAGTACTAAAAGAACAGCGCATTACAGCGCAAGAACGCATGGAATCAAACATGTATGCTTGGATATGGGAAGGTGCGTATCTTACTAACAGCGATGCTCAAGTGTTTGCTGGCAAAGTTAAGATTGACAGCTTTGAGCCAAGCCAAGATTGGCAAGTGTTGCATGGTATGGACTTTGGGTTTAGCCAAGACCCCACTACAGCAAACCGGTGTTATGTTGCAAACGGTAATTTATATATAAGCCATGAAGCGAATAAAGTAGGGCTTGAGCTTGATGACACAAGCCATTTTATAAAGTCAAAGATACCCGACATTGAAAAGTATGTGATACGCGCAGACTGTGCAAGGCCAGAATCAATTAGTTATTTAAAGCGCAATGGATTACCTAACATTCAATCCGTAAAGAAGTGGTCCGGCAGTGTCGAGGATGGTGTTCAGCATATGCGAAGCTACAAAAATATTATTGTGCATCCTAGATGCGAGCGTACAATAGAAGAATTAAGGCTATACAGTTACAAGGTTGACCGCATTACAGGCGATATACTGCCGAACATTGTAGACGATAACAACCACCACATGGACGGCATAAGATACGCATTACAGCCGTTAATTAAGCAAACTAACTTTATAATGGCGTGCTAACTATGGGTAGAAAATCAGAATTAAGAGCGATGCGAAAGAAGGCCAGAGACGCAACAGAAGGCCTTGAACTTGTTAACCATAGATTTGTCAACGCACGCACAAAGACACTAGGTGAGTGCACTAAAGGCGCTTACAAAGCAATTAAAAGGGGTAAGGTTGATGTTCGGACTGTTTAAGAAGAAATTAAAGCTTGATAAAATGGCCGAGCCATATCCTTTTGAGTTAAAGTCATTCACGCTACCACAGCTTACCGCTAATTGGCGCTTATATGGTCAAGGACAGACTAACTGGGACGCTAAGAAGGCAGTAACAGAAGGCTATCAATCAAGCGCGGTTGTATATGCGTGTGTTGAGAAGCGCGCCAAGTTAATTGCAAGCGTACCTTGGTATGTAAAGTTAGGTGACGATTTAGCCCCAGACAACCACCCATTAGTAAGATTATTAAAACGCCCTAATTCTGACCAAAGTTTGTACGAGTTTATGTACTCACTAAGCCAAACGCTAGACTTAACCGGCAACAGTTTCATTACTGAATTTAGAGCAGGCTCGGCAAATAAACCTGTGCAATTATGGCAAATAGAAACCGACAGAGTAAAAATACATCGCGGTAACATTAACCTTGTGGATAACTACAGCTACAACGGTGAATCAGGTAAGCGAGATATACCGACCGCTGATATGATACAAATTAGAATGCCTAATCCTCAATCGCCTGTTTGGGGTATGCCTGTATTGATGGGCGCGTCTATTGCTACTGATGTTGATAGAGAGGCGGCGGCGTTCCAAAAGGTTAGCTTTCAAAATCGTGGCCTAAGTGACTTGATGGTTGAATTACCAGAAGACGCAACACAAGAGCAAGCGGATTATACGCGCGATAAGCTAAAGGAAAGACAGAACGGTCCAGCTAATGCACGCGCACCCATTGTAACCACCGGCAAAGTATCACAGCTTAACCAAACAGCCGCAGAAATGGACTTTGTTAATTCACGTAAAAGCGTATGGACTGAAATTGCCGCCGCGTTTGGTGTGCCATTATCTGCAATAGGTTTTACTGAAAACGTAAACCTTGCCAATGCCGATGCGATGAATAAACAGTTATGGGAAGCAACTATTATCCCACAGCTTGACTTGATAACTGAGCAGTTAAATAGCCAACTTGCCGTTGAATTTGGCGACAATGTAGAGATATGCTATGACCTATCAATCATTACCGCACTGCAAGAGGCTTACGATAAAAAGCTAGAGAACGCAAGAAAGTTATTTGATATGGGCGTGCCTTTTGACGTAATAAACGAGCGTTTAGAATTAGGGTTTGAATCATTTGCAGGTAGTGACACTGGTTATTTATCATCTTCATTATTACCCGGTGGAATAGATTTGGATAGCGAGATTTGAAAACATTATCAGGTAGCTCATTAGCACGCGAAAGAGCTATTCAGTTACGGCTATTGGCGACTATTGAACGCAAGTATGAGCGACAGTACAGGTCTGAAATAAAACGCGCTACATTAGCCTTGATTGAAGCATCAACAGGTCAAGAGGTTAACGCTGCGCAAGAGACTCACCGCGAAAACATTAAGCGTATTTTAATGGGTAACTGGAACACAACATTTAATCGTTTTGGTGAGCGAATAATTAAACCGAATAAGAAATCAATTTGGCGTAACCTAGAAACTAAAGAGTTTATGCTAGACCCTGCCACAGCTTACAGGCTTGCTAGTGAAAGATGGGCGGCTAAGTATGGCGCTGCAAGGCTCACTGAGGTCGTAGGTACTACAGCAGAGGATGCTAAGGCGATTGTAAGACGAGCGACAGCCGAGGCGGTCAGGGATAACTTAGCAGAGCGTGAAGCGGGTTTATATATTCAAGCGGCAATTGCGTCAAAATCATCGTCAATAAGCAGATTAAGAAGTAGAGTAATAGCGCGAACAGAGACGCATACTGCGTCACAATCAGCATCATATGAAGCGGCCAAAGCTACAGGCATAACAGTTAACAAGCAATGGTCTGCTAGTGGCGGTGATAGGACGCGAGAAACACACGAAGAAGCGGACGGCCAAACGGTTGGCATAGATGACTTTTTTGATGTAGGTGGTGAAGCTATGCTTTATCCAGGCGACCCAAGCGCAAGCGCGGAGAATGTAATAAACTGCCGGTGTATCAATTTAATCGTACCAGTAGAATAAACAAACGAATTAGTGTTATAATGCGCTAATACTTGGTCAAATTAACCAATTAATGAATTAAGGCATATTATGGAATACAAGCACGTAGCGTTTAAGATGGACGAAGT